CTTTCATAATATTACCTCCTATTTTTAATTTTTTTTGGTTTATGATTAACATTAGAAAAATTCTTATTTAATTGTTTTTCAAGAAATTTAATTCTACTATCTTTCGATTCATTATTTCTTGATAAATCTGCTATCATTTTAGCACGTTCTTCCATGCATCTATCAAAAGACTCCTTAATTTTTTTGTACATCCCATTATATATAAATACAACTAAAATTAAACATACAACAAAAACGCCTAATGGAATATTGAAGTATAAAAACTCTTTTAATGCATCAATTTTTAACCCCTGCATAAATTTCCCTTTATTGTTTTAATAAATTATTTTCAATTTTATTATACCCTATTAACTAAAAATTTACAATACATTTTGTAGTGTATTTTGTACTTTTTGTGTAATATTTTTAACATTTTATGAAAATTTACTATATATAGAAATTAGCATTTATACTGAAAATAGAGTGATTATAAAATAACCACTCTATTCTTCTTCTGATACTTCTGGTAGTCCAGCTGTGCTTGTTAATAAGCTTAAAATCCCAGCAAGAATTACTGCACTTATAACTGCTTTTACATCAATTTCTGTTATTAATGTAGATGTTCCAATTAATGCAACTGCACTTTGTGCCATAGTTTTTATTGCTCTTACTGTTGCTGCCTTAATCCATTTTTTAAAATTAAATTTTTTCATATTATTTACTCTCCTTTTTTAATGTTCTTAATTTCTTCTATTGCTTCTTCGATTATATCGTTTCGAGGATTGAATTTCCCAGTCTTAGCTGGTAACTTTATAACTTCTTTTACTCTTTCTTCGATAGTACAGTTACCACCTAGCAAAGCATATCCCTCGTAAAGTTGTCTGATACAATAAATTTCTTCTTTATAGATATATCCTCTGTCTAATATATCATTCGTGTAATTGATTATAAGCTGTCTTAAAATTGACCTAATAGAATTGCTTTGCTTTTCATCTTCTTTTTTCATTTCTTCAAAAGAGATATTTAAGTTGACTAACTCTTGTTGTAACTTTACAACTGTGTTATTTAAGTTATTAATAACAATAACACCTGCCCAAAGATTTTTTGCAAGTAATAAAACAGCTCCAATTGCACTTGCATAACCGCCGATTTTTAAAATATCCACAATTTTGATTTACCTTCCTTTCTGTAAAAGTTGAAATATACACAAATCGCCCAAAAATGCCCCTATTTTGCATTTGTTTTGTTTTTTAATACTAGACTATGCCTTAATTTATAAATATTTAGGTATTAATTGCCAATAATTAGATTTTTCGCTCGGTTCTTCTCCGTTCTTAACATCTTTTATTGCTTTGTATAATTCGTTATAAAATTTTACATAAGTTTTTTCTTTATAACTTAAATCTCTATAATAGTTTTCTGCTTTTTTGAAATTTTGTTCCCATTCTGGATTAATTTGTTTTTCTTGCTTTTTAGTTTCTGGTATTTGTTTCCACAAATCTGGTGCCAATAACGGCATATTATCATTTTTTGAAAAATGAGTTTCTTTACAATAAAATACAAGTCCAGAATTATTTACATACTCGCCTTTTGTAAATTCGTCTTCTGGTCTCCAGTCTCTAAAAAAGTCTGGATTGTGTGCTTTTTGCTCGTCTGTCGAATTTTTGATTACAAAATCTAAAAGTCGTCTTGTCTGTTCTTCGTTTTTCTCAGAAGGTGTTTTCAAAACTTTACAAAAATCAACAACTTTTCTAAGTTCATTATCAATTGTAAAAATATTAGTTGCAACAATTTCTACATAATTGGAACGTCTTGCAATTACTTCGTATCTGTCTTTACCATTTACAGTATATACTTTGATTACTACTTCTGCTATTTCTCTTTCTTTTTCTGCCATTCTTTTACTCCTTTGCTTTGAAAGTTATACAATCCAAACTTATCCAGTTTGTACTGATTTCACTTCTATTATCTATTAAAATATTTCCATCTTCATATATTTTTAAAAAGGCAAACTTAAAACCAGTGCATGGCACCGATATGATTAAATCTTTTTCAGGTCTGCAATCTGCTCTTGTTATTCTAGCCAACCATTCAGAAGTTGTGTCCTTAACTACACCTTGTATATGAACCAGTCCTAATGGATCTTTAAAATATTTTAATTCGTTTTTTGCGTCATAAGGTTTCGTACTATTATAAAGGTGCATTTTAGTCCATTTTTCTGTTTCAATCCCTTTGAAAAATGCTGTTTTTAAGTTTACATCAAACATATTAGGTCTTTTTGCTATCTGTCCGACTGCAAGACCTGTTCCTGAGCTGTGAGCTTCAATAAGTCTAAAACTCGACCCAACAAAAAAACTTTGTGTAGCTGATGTATAAAAATCAGATATCGTGAGCCTAAATTCATAGTCTAAGTCCGTACTGTTGTTGTAAGCTAAAAGATTTGTAGTTAAAACTTTGTCTGTGCCTTGCTGAATTGTGAGCCAGTTTGAGCTGCCTATTTGCCTTCTTTCAACTTTCCAATTGCAAGGATTTTTATTTGCAATGCTTGCCATTTTAAAGTTTCGCTCTATTGTTATAGTTCGCTCATCTTTTTCAAGTCTTTGACCTTTAAAGTTGTTGATACTAGGTAAAAAATAAGGTTCAACAGTTATATTTTTAGTAGTTGAAAAAGTCTTATTTCTGCTATCTGTTGCGATTATTTTGATTTCTACTGTTCCAGCTGCATTAAGTTCATTAGTAGTAATATCTGAACCCCAAAAAACTTGATTTGCAGCAAGTATTTTTATGTTTTTTATTGTAGAACCAGCAATTCCAGAAGCTGTTGTTTTTATGTTTAATTTACTATGGTTTTGAACATAAACTCCTAATGCTTTTGTTTTAGTATTAGCATCAACAATTTCAACGTTTGAAATAGAAGGTTGTATTGAATCTGGAATTTTAAAGTGCCAACCTTTGCTGTAAGCAATTTCTCCAAATAATTCTCCGTCTTTATAAGTTTTTATTCCAAAGTCTATATACATTACATCATTGTTTGGTTGTAAGTTTATATAATCAAGTGTAGGTACAAATTCAATATCTAAATTACTGGTATTTCTTGCTATGTAGTGCCAGTTGCTTGTCTTTGTGGCATCATCTCCATAGATTATATACCAGATATCGTGAGTAATATTTCCAGTTAAGAATTTGTCAACGTGTAAAGTGTGTAAAGAGTTTAAATATCGTGAGCCGTCAATTGTGTTTTTGATTAAACTCATTCTAGGGATTTTATCAAGTTCTATAGTATCTGAACCACCATTGATTGTGCCAACGTGTCGACCTCTAATGTTTGCATTAAATGTTACTATACTTGACAAATTGACCGATTTTGTGCCGTCTGAATTATGATAAATTCTTTTTGTAAATTCGCCCAGTTTTAAAGTTTGATTTCCATTTGTGTATAAGCTTGAATTAATGCTATAAGCTGTATTGTCTATATATACATAATGAGTTTTTGTTGATATAGACAAGTTGTATCTATAACCACAAATTAAATACAATTTTATTGTTAAATCTGAATAGTTTTCTTCAACGTTTTGTGTTGCAGTCCATTCAGTTTTTACTGTATAACCAGTTATTCCATTTTGATAACTTCCGTTTAATGCCATTAATCCACCGCCTTTCTAAAAGACAAATTTCCATTTTCTTGTACTACAAATTCAAAATTACCAATTCTAAGTGAATTTATAATATAAGCGTCTGTGATATACAATTTATTTTTCGATAAATAAGCAACTTCTGCATCTGCTTTTAAAAAGCTTATTTTCTCGTGTGTTAACAGTGCTTTGAAAGGAGAATTTATATCTCCCAATTCTATGTTTCCGTTTTTGAATCTGATATATCTTGAAAAATCATTGAAACGTTGTTCAACAACTCGCCCCGTTTCGTCAAGTAGTTGTTTATAGTTATTAAATTGGAACAAAAACTCATCTCTAGTCTGTTTAAGTGCTGTATTTAATTCTTTTCTGATTTTTGCATTTTCAAGATTAAGTCCGTCATACTTTTTGAGCAAGTCTTTATTATCACTTGATAAAAATTCAACTGCATCATTTAATTGCTTGTCTATTTCTTCTAAATCTTCAACAGCTGGTGTCCAAGACGTTGCGATTGTTCCTTCTTCAATTTTGATGTTTTTTACACAAAAAATAGGATTTTGATTAAGTTCTGTTTCAATTCCGATTATAAGCTCGTCAAAGTCTTTTCTGTCAAAAGTAATAGCAATTCTTGTGTTTTGTAGTGCTTTTACTACTGCTTTTTTTTCTGTTTTAGCTTTATCTATAACTACATTTATATCAAAACCAGATAAATTTAAAAAATCTAAACTTAATGTATATTTTTTATTCTCATCAATTTTAAAATCATTTAAAAGATAATAACCTCGTACTTTTGACGTTATTTGAGTATCAACATCTAAAAATTTGATAGATTCAAAACCTATCCACTCATCACTATTTTCTATTTGTGAATATTCAATATCTGTCGCTGACCATTTTTGCCATTTTGTTTTGTCTATACTTGCTGAATTTTTTAAAAGATTTCTAGCACCAATTTTTAGTTGCGATACTCTCTTGTCAACAGAATTATTTACATTTTGTATAATTTTTTCTTCTGTTTGTTCAATTGTACTTTTCAATCGTTCTAAATTGTTATCTGTTAATTGTTGTTTATCAACAATACCTTTTATATTTTTGTCTGTAACATCAAAAAATACTTTTGTTTTTTCCCAGTTTTCGCTGAAAATTTGTTTAAGTTTTTGCTCGTCTGTTACTAAGTCGTCAATTTTATTTCCTAATGTTATTTCATTTTTTAAAGTATCATTTATGAATTTTTTAAGTTTTGTAATTCTAAATTTTTCTTTTGTTTTTGTATCTGAGTTTATAAGATATACTAAGTCGCCTATATCTGCTTTTAAAAACTTGTATTGCAATGTTTGACTTAAATCTATAACTTTTGTTTCATAAGTTCTTTTAAATTTACTTAACTGATCCAATTTTTTTTGAGCATCTTCAAAAAGACTTTGAACGTTTGTATATCTGTTGTCTTCCCAGTACAAAGTTTTTATTTTTTTTGAGTTCGTTGTGTTTTCAATGTAATTTTTTCCGTTATTTACACTTTCAATACCTAGATTATCGTTTCCGATTGGTATTATTCTTGTTATAAGTTCGTGGCTTTCGCTTGTCAAAAATATTTCTTGCAAGTTAAGTTCTTTTGTAAAATATGTTCCTATGTCTTGCATAAGTTCATTTCCAACAGTTAAAGTTTTTTTCTTATTATCAAAAATAATTTCAACTTCAAAAGTTTTTACTATTTTTTGTATAAGCTCGTAACCGTCAATATCATTGCCAGTTACTGTTCTTTTTCTAGCATCTGCTTTGTTTATTAATTGCCAGCCACTAGGTAGTAAGTCGTTAAGCATAAAGTCAACAGTTTTTGTTGCATAAGTTTTTTGCTTATGAAAAATTTGAAAAACTTCAACGTCTTGAAAACAAGTTATTTCGTAACAGTCTGAACGTTCTGCAATTTCTTTTATTACAAAATTTTGTTCTTTTGTTTCAATATATCCTTCAAGTTCAAAATATTTTAAATGCCATTTTGGAATTTCAAAACTTAAAACTTGCAATTTATTTATTTCAAAAACTATATTTGCATTGTTGTATTCTTCTGTTGCAAATACTTTTTCTTTTAATTGATTATATACATTCAACATACTATATCAACCTTTCAAAATAGCTAATTTCAGTTGTAAAAGTGCCGTTGCCAGTAATTTGTACTAAAATATTTTTTGTAAAATTTGAACAAGGAAAATCGAATAGATCTACAAATTTATAAGCATTATTTCCAGTTGCATCTTTTATTGTCTTTTCTTCGCTGTCTATAATTATAGTTCCGTTTAATTTGCTAATTTTTACGTCTATTTTTGCATTACTTGTTAAAACTATATTAGCAGCATTACCAGTTAATTTTATTTTAAAATTCGTACTTGTAGCATCATTTAACACTATTTGAATTGAACCAGAATTATTAAGTGTTTTTGTTATTTCATTTTTACTTAAAACTATGCAGTTGCCTTCAACTTCTATGATTTCAAAATTGTTGTATATTTCGTCTATACTTTGTTCTATAAAACGACCTTTATATAGTCGGTTATCGTTTAAATCAAGATTGCATATTTCAAGTTCTGATAATAAATTAGCTTTATTTCTTTTTATTTCTGCTCTTGTTCCAGTTAATTCTATTTTGAATTTAACAAGAGATAAGCCAATAGACTTATCTCCGTAAATTATATTATTATTAAATTCAAAATATTGTCTAACAATTTTTGATGCTTCTATTTTTATAGGTTGTAAAACATTAGCATTGTATTTTTTAAAATCTTGTAAAGTAAATATTTTCAATGTTTTATCTCCTTTTCTCTTTTGATAACTCACGACTAACAAAAGGAGCTGTAACTCTGCCTATTTCTCTGCCGTCTAGTTGTGATACTACAACAATTGTTCCGTCTTTTATTGATACTAACGAATTGCCGTTGTCGTCAATGTTGAAACTAGGCTTATATGAACGACCACCATTAAAAAGTGTATTCATTTCTAAATCAACTGAACCTTGCATTTTTGAAATGATCTCGCTTATAAAATCTTTTGCCGAATGCAAAACATTTCGACCTTCTTTTTCAATACCTATGCCAAGACCTTTTGACAACATTATACCTACTTCGTCTCGCATTACTCTTGAAGGCGAATGAATGCCAGCAGCTGATTTTGCAGCGGCAATTGCTCCCCTCATAACACTAACTGCTGCACCTAGTGCAGAACTTCTACCAGCTGAAATACCATTCGCTAATCCGTGAACTAAGTTGCTACCAGCTGAATAGAATTGACCAGAAAAGCCATTAATTGAGCTTATACTGCTTGAACACATACTAGAAAAGCTTGATTGCACTTTACTTGCTCCGCTTGACACTGTGCTTGCTGTATCTGACATCATTCTGCTTGTGTCTTGTGTAACATTTCTTGCCATATTAGACAATTCAGTATTAATGCCTTTTGCCATATCGTTCATACTACTTTTTACATCATTTGAACCGCTTTTCACTGATGAGCTAAGACCAGACATTGTACTTGTCATTGTGCTTGAACTTGTACTTTTTAAATTGTTCAAATTACTATCAACATTTTGTGCCATTTGTGCAATGCCTAAAACAACAGCAGGAACACCGCCTTTTACATTGCTTGAAATGTTAGACATCATTTCTTTTGACTTAGTACCAGAATTGCTTTTTGCTTTTTCCATTCCGTCTGAAATGTATTTTGTTAAATATCCCATTTCAGTTTTTACATTTCCGCCACCACTTGAAATACCGCTTGCAATATTTTTTGATACATCATTTCCGCCAGTGTTTGCATCTGTTTGCCCTTGTTGTAAACTTTGCAATAATGGGTCATTGATTGTTGTAATAAGTGTACTTTCTAAAAGACTTTTACCGCTTGCAAGACCCATTGACAAACCATTTACGTTTGTATAGCCGTTGGCTTGTAAAATTTCTGGAATTAGAGTTTCACTAACTCCCATTTGTTTCAATTGTTGATAAGCTTGTTGTATTGGTATTAGACCGCCATTCGTTCCGTCTGAAAAAGCATTCATATTTGTTAAACCCATTTGTCTTAGTTCTTCGGATATTTCTAAATATGATTTGCCTTGTAGAATGCCGTCTTGAATATATTTTTGAACAAATTGCATTCCTTCAGCTGATCCATTGCCAAACTTTTCCATATTGATTAAACCTTGTGAGAAAGCTTGTTCTGCAAATTCAAGTGGATTTCTTGCTGTTTCTGCAATTAGTTTTGCTTTTTCTTGTACTGCTTGTTGTTGAGCTGAAATACCTTCTCCGTACTTCAGAGTCCCTTTTTGTCCTAGTTCAAAAACTTTTTCTGCTAAATCAAAACCAGTCAAGCCTTTATCTCGTAAAGATTTGATAACATCTTCAAGTTTTGTTCCGTCTGATGCGACTCCGTCTGTGAAGCCGTTTAATGTATCAATACCTTTTAATTTTGCTAATTTTGTTATGATTTCAAGCTCATTACTTGTTGTAGTTCTTAAATTGTTATAAGCTGTTCTAAGTCCACTTTCTCCGTTGCTTAAAAGTCCTTGTAAGTAACTGTCGTTTGTTGTTTGTCCAGCTTTTAAAGCAAGTTGATTGATTTCTGAATTTGTTAAGCCTTTTTCAACAAGTTGTTTAAAACTTTGAGCAACATCTGTTTCTCCGTTTTTTATGCCTTGTACTAATTGTTGAATTGTTTGTTTTGGTGCTTGTGATACATCTGCACTGTTTGCACCTTCATTTGCTCCTTTTTCAACTGTTTCTTTTGTCGCTTGTTTTACTTCTTCTTTTTTGCCAGTGATACCATTTACAAGACCTTTTACTAAATTTACACCAGCTTTTACCCAGTTTAATGGATTAAGCATTTTTGCAATACCAGTTACAATGCTTTTTACTGCTTCCCACAACTTAGGCAACACCGAAAAAATTCCTCTAATCAAAGAGCCAATAATTTCTCCACCTTTTGCGGCAATTTGTGTTAAATCAAAAGAGCCTACAATGTAACTGACAATTATTCCGCCAACAACCGCAAGTCCAATTGGATTTGATAAAACACTAACTAATGTTGCAATGATTTTTCCACCAATAGCAGCAATTTTACCAAAAGCACCAGTCATTCCAGCTGTAAGTTTACCTAGTAAACCACTACCAGCACTTATAAGACCGCCACTTGCATTATTTAAACCGCTTGTAAATGTTGCTATTAATGATTTTGCTTGACTTAAAAACATTGGCTTGTGTGTGTTAAAATTCAAAATCATTTCATCTATTAGTTTTTTAGTTGCTGTTTTTACTAATGAACTATTTTTCAAAAGTCCTGATGCGATTTCTGAAACAATTTTTTTACCAACTGATACAGCTTTAAAAGCTAAGAATATTTTTAATAAAGCATTTACAATTTTGTCTGCATTACTTAAAAGTCTTGGCAATGCAGCAATTAAACCTTGTATGATTGCATTAACTATTTTAATGCCTATTTCTAAAAATCTTTCTATATTTTGTGAAAAAGTAACAAGCAATTTAACAAGTGCATCAACTGCCTTTGGTAAAATTTTAGGTAAATTTTGCTCTAAACCTTCGGCAATTTTTAAAAGTACATCTGTACCTACTTTGAAAAATTTATCAACGTTATTTATAAAAAAGTCTAATAAATTATTTATAACTTCTGTTGCTGTATTCATTATTTTAGGAATACTTTTCGTTAAACCTTCGCCAAATTTTAAAAGTAAAGTAGCACCTGTTTTTATCATTTTTTCACTAATTTTTAAAATGTTAGTGATTAAAACTTCTGCTAATGTTGCTAAACTAGCACCTATTTTGCTTGAATTGTTTTGAATGCCGTCTAATAGTCCGATTATTATTTTAGAGCCTATTTCAGCAAATTTTGGCAATTGTGCAGCTAAATTTGTCGCTATATCTCCTAAAATATCGCCTATTACTTGCGGTAGTTTTGATATATCTTTTTTTACTGTTTCATTAAGTTTATCAATGTATTTTGTTGCCTTTTGAGCTATTTGTCTAAGTGGATTGTCAACATTTTCATATAAAGATATTGAAAAACCTTCAAGAGCTGATTTTAATATTGTAATATCGCCTTTTAAGTTGTCATTCATTATCTTTGCCATTTTTTCGGCTGCACCACTTGAATTATCAAATTCTTTACTTAGTCTATTAACTTCTTCTGAACTTGTTTCAATTATAGCTAACATTCCAGATGCCGCCTCTTTCCCAAAAATAGATGCTGCCGCATTTAATTTTTGAGAATTTGTTAATCCTTTAAATCCTTCTCTTAATTTGCTCAACATATCTGGCAATGGAATATCTTGCAAATCTTGTGCTGTTAGTCCAACATCTTGGAGTCCTTTTGCAACTTCTTTTGTTGGCTTTGCAAGTCTTAAAAAAGCACTTCTTAAAACCGTTCCTGCTTGTGAACCTTTTATACCATTGTTAGCTAACAACCCAAGAGCCAATGCCGTATCTTTAGCACTAAACCCTGCAGCTTTTGCAACTGGTGCTATATACTTAAAACTTTCACCTAACATTGAAACATTAGTATTTGTTGATGTTGCAGTTTTTGCAAGCAAATCTACAAATTGATTAGCATCTTTTGCCTCCAACCCAAAGGCTGTTAAAGAGTCTGTAACAATATCTGAAACCATTCCCAAATTTTCACCACTTGCCGCTGCTAAGTTCATAACTCCCTCAAGACCTTGCATCATTTGTTGTGGTTTCCAACCAGCCATTGCCATATATTTAAGAGCTTCAGCTGATTCTGTCGCACTAAATTTTGTTGTTGCTCCCATTTCTTTAGCTTTTTCTCTTAACATTTCTAAGTCTTTACCAGTTGCACCAGAAATCGCTGAAACTTCACTCATTCCAGCATCAAAACTCATTCCAGCTTTTATTGCAAAACCACCTAATGCAGCGGTTGCTGCACCAACTATTCCAATACTTTTTGTAATAGCTCCTGCTGTTGTAAGTGCAAGACCTTTCATTTTAGACATTCCGTCTTTAAAACCCGTACTATCCAGTTTGGTATCAAAAATCAAAGAGCCGTCTGCCATAAACAATTCCCCCTTTCTTTTAAAAGTGATAACTATTAAGGCTCAACGGCTCAATTTATTTAATAATTATTTCAATTTCTTTTTTACATTTTTTACATTTTATCATTAATTTATTAGCAAAAGCACCTTCTTTGTATTTTAATATTTTTTGTTTACAACTAGGGCAATGATACCAATAAATTTTGTTTTCTTTTTTCTTTTCTATATTACATCGCCTACCTTTACTACATCATTTTAAATAAAGAATTGGCAAAGTCGTTTTCTTTTTGTTCATTTGTTCTTAAATCTGGCAAAGCATAAATTCTTTTTTTCTCTAAATAAAATTTCCTTTCTTCTTTGCTCATTTTGCTGTTTATTTCAATTGACCTATATTGCATAATTTTACTAAAAATACATTCTTCGTTTAAAGCTGTTAAAAGTGATTTGAATTTCCACCAGTGCATTTTTGTTTTTGTTAAATCTATTTTGTAACATTCGTAAAAAGATGCAAAAATATATTCTGCATCATATTCAAAAGAATAAATTGCTTTTGACTTAGTTTTAAAATCTTGCTTTAAATCAAAAATTTTGTTGTTTTTTTCGTTTTTATACCTATCACAAGTATAAAACCATAACAAATTATTTATAACGTGTTTTAGCTCGTTTTTTGTCAAATTTGATATAACTTTTATTCCGTCTTTTAATGTTACGTTTATTATTTCCAAAAATTGCTCTTGTTCGCTTAATTCTTTGTCTTGCAAAATTAATTCAAAAAGCATCCAGTTTCTAAAATCTGTATTGATTTCTATATTGTCTATTTTTTGTGGCAATTTATCAATTAAAATATTCATTTTTTCTAAACTCTATCTGAATATTTTGAAATAATTTGCAATTGTTTTTCGCCAAATTCTTTTGTATAATTTGTTATTTCTGTCAAAATATATTCGCAAATATCAAATAATTCATAAAAATTAATTTCTCTGTTTTCAAATTCTTCTTGTTTGATTTCGTCATAAGCATTAGATCCTAAAATTACTTTAATTAGATTTTTCATTTTTGATTTTATGCTGTCAATATCTTCATTTTCTTTTATTATTTCACTAAATTTTTGTACTTCTTTTTTTAAATTTTCGTCTGTAACATCAATGAAATATTCTTTTCTTCCAAATTCTAGTTTTAATCTTCTATCTCTTTTTTGAAATTTTGCCATTGTTTTATATCTCCTTTATAAAAAAATAAAATTAAAAAGGGAGTAAAAACTCCCCTTTTAAAATGTATTAAGCTGTTTTAGCTTCGAATCCGTCTTTAAATGTAATAGTCAACCAGTCTTTGTCGCTTTCAACTGCTGTTGCTGTTCCTTCAATAGCTTTTCCATTTGCTTTAAATGTTCCGCTGTATTGATAAGCTTCTGTGCCGTCTCCTTCTGTGTCTGGAACGATTGTTACATTTCTTTTAATCGCATAAAAACCTGCTGTTCTAGCTTCTTTACTAAAATCAACTACAACAATGTTTACTGTTGCTTTATCGCCTATTTGTTCTTTGTCAAATACTTCTTGTATTCTTTCGTGAACTAGATTTCCTTTATAATAGTCAAGAGTAAATTCAGTTGATGAAGTAACACCAACTGTTGATGTTCTTTCTGAGCTTTCGTCAACGTAAGTTCTAGAATATTCTTGAGCTTCTTTTGATGTTGGCAAATCAGTAAAGCCTTTCATTCTATAATACTTTCCGTTTACTTCCATAAAGCTAACTTTTTCGCATCTTAAAACAAGTCCATTAAATTCTTGTAATGCTTTTAATTCTTTTGATACTGCTGGTTCTGGCATATTAATATTCCTCCTTGTAAATTAATCTCATTTGTATTTGATATTGTGCTTTTCCTTCGTCTTGTGCTATCAAATAACCATTTGTTAATATTTCAAGCCTTTGAGCTTGTCTTTTGCCTTCTAGTTTTGGCAAGTTTCTTTGTTTATTATTTTCTTCTATCCATTGTATGAATTTATCAAAAAAGCTAATGTTTTCAAGCTGTGTGATATAGCTATCGCTCATTAAGTTTTTAACAGCAAAAACAAAAGTATGTTGTTTTAATTCGTCGCCGTCAACATATCTTTTAATTAAAGGATTGACTGGTTCAGAATAAATTCCGTATTCAACTTCTTCTAAGCCTAAATAATCTAAATTCAGTTTTGCATCGGCTTTTAACAATGGACACTTATCAAAATATTCTCTTATACTTTCAATAACTGTCTTTATCATTTTGCTCTACTCCTTGCTATTTGTGCAGCACCTCTTAAAATGCTATCTTTTTGTTGTGCTTTCATACGTTCAAACCATTTACAACCACGTCTTGGAGCTTCGTTAAAGTTCGCTTGTGTGTAATACCAACGTCTAGCATAAGGTGTTTTTTGCCTAATATCCCCAGAGCCGATGTTTGTTTGTGTTATCGATGCATTTTTAAGTGTTCCGTCTCTTAATGGAACAAAAGGATCCATTCGCCTTATAACTTCGCTGTCTATAAATTTTTGAACCGCTTGTTGTTGATTGAGTTGTCTTGCATTTACTAAATCGCCAATATTACAATTAAAAGTTCTAAATTTTAGCATTACTTAGCTCCTATTTTTATATGTTGTAAGTGTTTGCTGCCATAGTCAAACGTATCAACTGAGGTTATAATATAAGTTTTAGGCTGTTGCTTTTTTATTAGCTCTAATGAAGCAAAATTGCCGTTTATTTCGCCTTTACAAATAAAATCGCCCTTTGATATGGCTTTTGTTATTTCGTGTAAATTTATAAAGATTTTAACGTTGTTTACTTCGTCAACGGCTCTTGCTGATGCTGTTAGATTAAAACCTCTGTTTTCTTCAAAATGGCAATTGTAAATAAAACTTTTGTAAATGTTTGCTCTGCCTTTTGTTTCTTTAACAAAGACAGTACATTTTGCATTAGTAAACATTTTAAAAACCCCTATACATTAGACCAGTAAGACCAAAATATTCTTTGATTGTACTGTAAATATATTCACTTTTTAGATTTGTTAGTTTTGCAATATCTTCAAAAGTTGGTACATAGTAGCTTTCTTTTTGTTCGCCAATACTTTCAGAAGTTTTTATTTTGCCATTTTCTTCAACAACAACATTTACATTTTTAAAATTATTGTGCAAGTTTGTAATAAGAGTTATAGAGCATTTTTTTGCAAGTTCAAAATGTTTTTGTTCTTTAATTCTGTTAAAAGTATAATAGTCTATTTTTTGTTCAATTAATGAATTGTACTGATTAAAAAGAGTTTCGGGGATTAATTCCCCTACTACTCCTTTAAAATCTGTATAGTTAAGATAACTCATAAGTTATCACTCCTTTTTGCTTAACCTCTTGAAATAATTCTTGCAAAAGGTACCGCTTTGTCATTGATAGCATCTGTTCCGTCATTTACAAGAGACCAGTTTTCTGGTTTTTGTAGTTCAGCATTAGTTGGAGAGTTTGTTGCTTGTGATTTCTTTAAGTAAGAAATACCAGCAACTGAAATTGCATTTCTTATTCTTGAAATTAATGTATCTTCTCCGCCTCTATGTTTAGGATCTCTATAAAGTTCAAAAGGTACTTTTGCTCCTACTTCTTCAAAGCCGAATGCTCCTTCGCCTAGAATGTAAGTAGTGTATTGAGTATAGTTGTTTGTTCCTTTCTTTTCTTCTGTTGGCATTGAGTCGTCAACAATAACTGTTCTTCCGTTCCAAGTTGCAAGTCCTAGTTCTCTTTCAATACCTTCTGCATCTGTGTAAGTTAAGTATTTTAAAAGTTTTAAGTTTTCTAAGTTAGTAGCAACGTTTGAGTGCATAAATACAAGAGCAAATTTGTTCTTGTTATCTCCGCAAGCTTTTTGAATAGCTGTATTTAATGTTGATACACCAACTAAAGTTGTTTCGTCTGTTGCTTCTGCTATTGTTTTTGAAATATCAAGAGTATGCTTTGCAACAAAGTTTTTATTAGCACTTTTTAATTCAGTACCATTCATTGAGAAAATACCTTTTAAGATTGATAACAAAACGTCTTGGTCGATGTTCGCCCAGTATTCTTGTATTTGTGTTCTAACGTTTGCCATAAAGTCAGCTCCGCCAGTAATATCATAAGCGAAATCCGCTTCTGTCCAACCTTTCATTCTTCCGTAAGTGAAAACTCCTTGTTCAAAAGTAGTAGTTGTTGTCGGTGTTAAATCACTAACTCCGTCATAGTTTTGAGCATCTCCAGCAAGTAAACCATAATATGGTATTACTGCATAAGCTGTTCCTGTTTGTGAGTTATTTTGAAAAACTTCTTTTAAAGTTGTATTTGATACAACCGCTCTTGATTTTTTAAGCTCTTGTTTCTTTGTGTTTTCAACTGCTGAATAATACTTTCCAAAAGCTTCTGCATTAAATGTTTTAGAATCGAATTTTGCCATAAATTAATTCCTACCTTTCTTTTTTTAAATTCCTTTTTCTAATTTTAAAAAGTCTTCATAGCTCATTTCAGCTATTGACTTGTTTTGTGGCAATGTTGCTCCTTTTGCAACCGCTGCCCCTTGTGGTTGTTCTTCTAAAAATAAATAACTGTCTGTCTCTTTTAAGTTAGCAATTGCTTGTTCTAAGTCAGTATCAATATTTTTAGAAGTTGACAAATTTTCAATATCAAGCAAAGCCTTAACTGCTTTTAAATTTTTCACTTTTGCATTATTGAGTGCTAAGTCTAACGAATGATTAAACTTTAAATTGTTTATATCTTTTTCAGATTGTATTTTTAAATCATTGTATTTAGTTTCATAATTTTGTAAATTTTGCTTAATAGCATCAATATCCATTTCGTTAAAAGCTTTTATTTGGGCATTTGCTGTTTCTATTTGTGTATTTAAGTTTGCTTTTTCTGTTTCTAAAATAGATATCTTATCTTTAAGTTCATTTACTTCTGAACCTCTTAATTTAAAAACTTCTTGTACTTGTTCATCTGTTAAGCCTATTGCTTGTAATTCTTCTTTTGTCATTGTTTTTCTCCTTTCTACTAAGCTTTTTAAGTGGTCGCTATCACTTGTATTATTATGTCTAAGGTGCATAAATCCCATAGTTTAACGTCATTACGGACAATAAAAAAGACAAGTGATCTAACTTGTCTAAATTTACAATTATTAACTTTAAAAAATGTACTAAAAAAGACACTCTGTAAAAGTGTCTTTAATA